ATGCAAGTTAGCATAGCTCGAAACAGTAATTGTAGTATTTGTTTCACCTGTTGTAGTGTAAGCAGTAATAAATTCGCCAGCTGATTCATCCCAAACAAACGCTACGTTATTTGCTGTTCCGCGCTGACCGATAAAACCAATATCAACTGCTGGTGCACCAACTTGATTAGAAGCCAGTAAGATGACTGGATCTTCAATAACAGTATATGTTGTGTCAATTGTTGTGGTATTACCTTGAACTGTAAGGTTACCAGTAACTGTTAGGTCTGATGAATATACTAAATTGTTTGCGAGCTTGGCTGCTGATACGCTATAATCAACTAGCTTGGCTGCTGCGTTTACGGTTGAATCAGTGATCTGATTATTCTTAATTCTTGTTACGGCCATGGTAATAAAGTCTCCAATTACTTGTTATTTATGGAGACTCAATCGTTTCGAACAAGTGGGTTATGTGCTTATTGTGGCGCCCAAGGCGATTCTACGCCATGCAGACCCTGAATATACAGCCAGGCATGGATTTCCTGAATCTCCATTGCTGACAAAAATTATCTGTCCTGTTGCTACGCCAACCAGTGCATTTGCTGCAGCAACGGTATAAACTGGCAAGGCAAGATTTGCTGCAGCCGATAGTGTGTCAACATACACGCCTGTGCTAGCAAAGGTAGCGATGTTTGCAACACCCCCAATAGTAACAGTAGCATTGCTATTAGAGTTTGCAATTTGCATGATACTGTTACCGTTTTGAATTCCAATAATAGTAGCAGTGGATGCAATAAAACGAACTTGCACGATATCTGTGTCAAGTGGTGTAGTCGTAAACGAAATAGAATTACCAGTTACCGTATAGTCAATACTAGGAGTTTGACTAACACCGTTCATTGACACAAGTATAGAGTCAGCAGTTCCATCTGGAACAATCGTCTGATTTGTAATTGCACTCAAGCCGCCTGTGGCTGAATCCCACTCTGCCCCATCCCAAACTTCTAACGTGCTGTTAGTGGTATTAAAACGCAGTGCGCCAACATCGGGTGTTACTGGACGCTGTCCTGTATTGCCTACAGGAACATACATTGCTGTTGATCCTAGAACTTTGGTATACCCGTCAGCGTTTATTAAAATGTTGCCTGTAGATGAACTAGAAACAGTTAGTTCCCCGTTACTACTTACATTTGATGTAATAACGCTGATGTTTGCAGTATAATAATCAGCAAGCACATTGCCTTTAACGTCAAGAGTTGCTGCAGGAACGTTGGCGTTGATACCAACTTGAGTGTTAGCAATGTCAAGATAAAGGGTTGAGTTACTGCTAGCTATGTTTTGAAAGCTCAAGTTAATGCCATCCCTTAAAAGGGTGCTTTGAAGCATCTGACCTGATAACCGAGCGATAGACATTAATTAATCCCGTTAACTTGTGCTGTGGATCACGTTGATCGAAACACCATCTGGTGGTGCCGAAGTAAATGTAATGTTTACTGATCCATCTACTGTGTAGTTTGTCACAGGGGTTTGATACAAACTTCCTACAAATACCATGATCTCGTCTGCATTTGACTCTGCTTCGCTCATTGTGAATACTGTAGTAGAACCGTCACCTGTAAATGTATCTACTGAATAGTTAATACCACCAGATGCAGCTAGACTTTGAAAGATAGTTCCGTTAAAAAACTCAATCAATCCAGTGTCGGTGTTGTATCTAATTAATCCAAAAACTGGTGCCTCAGGCCGTGTGGCGCTAGAACCAGTGGGAATAACCACTCCACTGCTTCCCGATTGTAGTTGACGGTTTTTAACGTAGTAACCCATTAGATTGTTGTATAGCTTGTGGTTACTGTGATTGCGTTGTTTGCTGAGCAGTTAACTTGAATCGAATCGCCATCGCTTAACAATAGTTTTTCACCGCCAGAATAAAGTTGGTAAGTGTCAAGAGTGGTGATACCCAAAGTCTTTAGAACAGCAGTAGCATTGCCAACTACTCCTCCATTTGGAACTACAAAAACGTTAGCAGAAACATTGCTTGCTCCATAGTTACAAAGACTTAAAAAAGTAATAGCAGTATTACCCGAACTGGTATAAACGCTTGCTGTGGTAGTTGTTACGTTGGCTACTTGAATTGACATGTGTGTTCCTTAGAATATGATACTGAAAACAATGGCTTTGCTCTTGCTGACTAATTCATCATCAACAGAACTTGAAACGGCATATACACCTGTGCCGCCGGCACCTACGGCCTTGTTATAAATTACAACAGAGTTTGCAACCGGTGTTGGAGTTGATCCAATATTACCAAATGCTTGATGTCCATTGAGTGTTAATTTGTTAGTGGAGTAATCAAATGTTAGATTACCGTTTGCTCCGAACATACCACTGGCATTAAATTGGATCTGCGTGTCCGATCCTGCAACTGTTGATGTGCCGCCACTTGAAATATTTGAATACGCGGCGATTGGATTACCATTAAAATCTACACTTGAACTGATTTGCCAGGCGTTTGTTGTTGTGTCAAAGCGTAGACCTGCCCAGTGTGATGCATCTTTTTGGGCCACTAAGCCCATGTCGGTAACAGTTCCAGTGTTGTTGGCTGCAACAACAATAAACGCATCATTAACCGCAATATCAGTAACACTAGTAACGTTACCAACAACGTTCAAGTTGCCGTTAACGGTCATTGTTCCAGTCCATTTACCGCCTGAGTTAGGTCCTACGTTAATGGTGTAATTGTCGCTGGTGGTTTTATAGGTTGGCATTTAGAAATCCTTCAGCTTATTTATACGGTCTAATATGTAGGCCGTTGGCACATGATCAAGGTTGTTGATCTTTTCCAGGTCAGGCAAACGTGCCGTAGTTGGGCCGCAAACACGTATAAATTTTGTTTCTTTGAATTCTTTGCAAATTTGTGTTATTTGCTTGACCCAATTTCCTGTGTATGTTGGGGGGCTGTCGGATCTCTTGTAAAACTCTGAGTTAGAGTAAATGTTATTAAATTGGTTAGACGGACTCGGTCCCATGTCAAATCCAATCATGTAAATTCGATTGTGTCCAGCATTTGCTGCTAGTGCTGTAGCGACCGGTCCAGAGCTAAATCCAAAATACGGTTTAGGTATATCTTTACCACCTAAGTGAGCAAGAGGACGTCGTGTATAAAATGTGTTCTTGGCAGAATATCCACTTTCTTGTATCAGGGTTGCTATAGGTTTATCTGTTGCTACTAAAACATCAGGGGTAAAATCTCTATACAAGGCATTACATCCGTAGAGAGTTCCGTTTTCTTTTAAATTGTTCAATGGAATACCCCTACGGCTCACGCCATTACCTAATACAAATGCCACGGTCATAAAAAAATCCTCCCAGTATATAGCTGAGAGGATTTTGAGTTGAGTAAAACTACAATTAAGAAGTAAAGTTCTCAACAATAGCAAGATCAAGACTAGCGCCAAGTTCAGAACCCGACTTAGTAACTGTGCCTTCGTCAGTAAAGAAGTTAGCAGCAAGTTCACCTTCACCAGAGTAAACAACTGGACCAGCGTTGTTACCACCGCTTGCATAGCTGTCTAATGATGTGCCGTCAGCGTTTTGGAAATTATCCCAATTCAACAAGAACTTGTTAGTTAACTTAGAAATAGCAACTGCTGTTGAATCACCTGTAGTATAGCTGATAGCCATTAAACCTGCACTAGGAGTTAAGTCGCTAGTTAGAACACATTGACCAACTAACAAAGCTGTGCCGTTTTGTGGGCTAGCACATACAGCGGTGCAAGTAAAGATTGTGCCAGAGATGGCGCCAGCTGGAGCACCCATTTGTTGCCAGTTAGTTGTGTCTAAAGAAAGAATTTGGTATGATGCGCCAACCACTAGATCTTCGTCTTGAAGAGTAGTGCCGTCAGCTACCAAATACTTGTGTGAACCTTTTTGGCGGATAATGCGACCGTTATGAACACCAGCACCTGATCCATCTGGAAGTTGAATGTTAACTTGGCATTTAATAACCGGATATGTTGTGCTCGGTGAGCTAAGAGTATAGTCACCGCCAACAACGCCCAAGAATTGATCAGTGTTAAATGCAGTAGTTGGGTAAACTGGATCAGTTACACTACCCCAGTTTGGATAGCCTAAGTCAACGTTTGTTGATAGTGCAGGTTGATTTACAGAACCGTTAGCACCGTATGTGATACCGTTATTAGTACCGTATTTTTGAATTTTTAGAGGACGTCCCATTTGTGTTTCTCCTTAAAGAAGTCCGATGTGGGTTCTAGCCACTACGCGGCGGGTTAAACCGCATAAGCTGCATCATTGCAGACATAGTTTAGAAATGTATTTATGGTCGAAACTTAATTTAAATACTCTGTGGAACTAGATTATATCATTGCCCAAGGCAACACTTACAGAGAACAAACTGAGCCAGAAAAAGCATTAGCATGCTATGCTCAGGCATTAGTCGCATACCCCGATTCAGCAGCGGCTTTTAACAACTACGGAAATACATTGCGTGAACTAGGAAGACCGGATCGTGCAATTCCGTTTTTAGAACACGCTGCAATACTTGATCCGTCAATGAGCACAGCACATTTTAACCTTGCTGTTAGCACATTGCTCAACGGTGATTTAAAACGTGGATTCCAACAATACGAAAGTCGCTGGAACTTTGAGCACCTAGCAGGCACATTACCACAGTATCCTCAACCAAGATGGTCCGGACAGGATCTTCAAGACAAAACTATTTTTGTAATAGGTGAGCAAGGGCACGGAGATAACATACAATTTGTAAGATTCTTGCCGTGGTTGCGTGATCGTGGTGCTCGAGTTATATTTCAAGTTAGTGCAGAATTAGTTGAGTTATTGCATTCAAGCGAAGGAATGCACGGAATACAAGTTGACCCTTATGGCTTTGTTCCTGAACATTTTGATTATTGGAGTCCTATAATGAGTTTGCCAGCAGGACTAGGAGTAACATACAATAATCTAAACTCACCGTTACAATATCTAGCACCTTCAGTATCGCAAGCAACTACTTGGCAAACACGTTTAGGACCAAAAACCAAACAACGTGTAGGTATATGTTGGAGTGGTCGTAGGGATACCTGGATCAATCGTCACAAAAGTGTGAGCTTTGAGCAAATTGTTAATCTAATAGAACGTAATCCTGACTTTGATTGGATTAATTTGCAAGCAGATGCAGAGCAAGAGCAGTATGCTAAACTTGCTGATCTAGGAGTGCACCAATATCCCGGGACCATACAGTCATGGAACGACACTGCTGGGTTGTTGCATCATTTAGATCTTGTGATAGGTGTAGATACTGCAGTTAGTCACTTGGCAGGAGCACTAGGAAGACCAACATGGATCATGCTTAATCAATATGCACTTGATTGGCGTTGGTTGTTAAATCGTGCAGACAGTCCTTGGTATCCCAGTGCCAAACTGTTTAGACAACCTGTGCGTGGAGATTGGACTAGCGTTGTTAATCAACTTTGCCAATATCTCTCGTGGTGGAAAAACTAAGAATAAAATTAAGCCAAAGAAAAAGCCCCTTTCGGGGCTTTTTCGTACCTTCCCATCCCTGGGTAAGTCTTGCAGTGATTAGCTGAAAGACAAGTTAGATACAGCGATCTCGCCCAAGTAGTCAGCTGCATTACCGAAAGATGATGCAGTGTTGGTCAATTCGATGTAACCATAACGTGTCATGAATGACACGACTGGTTCGAATGTTGTTGGGTCAAGAACAACACCAGAGCTCATCAACGGAATGTATGGGCAATAGAACGCAGCAGCATCAGCTTCTGACGAACCTTTGTAACCAACCAATACAGGTGTAGTGTCAGCAGCATAGCTGTCAACGAACACACGCATTGCGCCGTTCAATGTACCAACAAACTTAGTGTTTGTAGGAGCTTCGAATGTGCCTTCTGTAGTGCGAGCAAAAGCAGAAGTAGTTGCAGATTGCAATACTGTCAATGCTGCAGAAGAAACAACAGCCCAGTTACCTGCGCCACGACGAGTGCGTTGAGCAATCAAGTTAGCAACACGGTTGATTAGAACAGCTAAAGCAGCGTGTTCGTCACCAACGAATGTAGCAGTACCGGAAACAGTAGCTTGGTTGTATGTGAACTCAGTAGCAGCCAAAGTGCGTAGAGACAATAGAATCTCTTGGTCAATTTCAGCTGTAATTTCTTGAGCCAAAGCTGCCATGATTTCGGCTTCAACGTCGATACCATGCATGGCTTGTGCGTCTTGTGCAGATTCAAAAGTCCAGCGAGCTTGCAACTTACGTGTGCGAGCTTCAACTGCTTGCTTCAAGATCTGAACAGAAATTTGCTTACCGCCAGTACCTTCCATGGTAGCTGTG